AGCTGTCTTGGCTGTAATATACAGAACCTTAGCACCAGCCTTCAAAGTACCATCATTATTATAAGCACCTACACCATCATACTTGAAATGAGCAAAGCCCTCACGGTTGTAGCTCTTTACTACCAAGTTAGAAGCAGTATTGGCACCAGCAATCTCTGTACCTTCAGCATTGACAGGAACAACCTTTACAGCATAAGTACCAGCCTTCAAACCGAGAACATCAGCACGATAGTAAGAAGCATACTGACGAATCAACTGAGCATCAATCTTCTTGTCATCTACATATACATTATAAGAAGAAGCGCCCTCGAATGGAGCCCACTTCAAGTAGGCAGACTCCTGCCAGCCCTTTGCCTCAGTAATCTGAATCACACCTGCAGGATTTTCAACATCACCACTTTCGCCCTGATCGGCCTTCTTAGCAAAACTGATGGCTTGAACAGAAGCATCATACTCATCATTCTCTGCACCAGACTTAGGAGTAATAATAGTCTTGTCACCTTCGAACTTAACACTTGTCAAGTCGGCAGTATTATAATACTTCACATCACCAGCATTGGTGGTAACATACATCTGATTGACCTTGCTGTTACGAGCAACGGCATTGGTAATTTTGTCGGTAGAACCAGGAGTAACGGTAGATCCGCCACCTACAGTCTCAACCTTGATGCTATAAATGTTCATACCACCACCATTGGTTTTCAACACGACATCACCATCAGCAGTTACAGTTCCAACGTTGGTAACCTGATCTTTTGTAGGAGTACCAAAAGAACCAGAAACCGAAGTCAAGTTAGCAGCATCTAAACAACGAGCAGTAGAAGTACTACCAGTCTTGCAGCTAACTGTTACTTTCTGACCAGCCTTCAGACTTGGAATAATCAAAGAAACACCATTTCCGTTCAATTCCAAGCGAGAAGAGCCATAGTTCAAGCGGACTTTTGCTTTTCCTTCGGATTTATCAGCAGGAGCACCAGCAGTAAACTTCAAGCCCTTAGTATAAGCCAATTCTGAGCCATTTGCAACAAGAGCCGCTTTCTCCAAAGCTAAGGTATAGCCGTAGCGATCAGTTCCCAATACCCAATTGGCATCAGCTGCACATAAAGCCTTATCAGCCTCGCTCATTGCACCAAATGTCCATGTCTGAGCCATGGCTGCACTCAAGCTCATCAAGAGGAGTGCCAAAGTAAATACCATTTTCTTCATTTTACGTTCCTCCTTTTTTACTTGATAATTACTTTCTTACCATTCACGATGTAGATACCCTTAGACAATCCCTCAAGAGAATTACCTACGAGTTGACCATTGAGGTTAAAAACCTTACCCTGCAATGACTTCTTGACCTCTTCTATCTTGTTGATTCCTGTAGTAGAATCATAAGAAAAAGAAAGAGACACAAGCGACATATCCTTCGTTTCAGAAGAATTGTCCGCATAATTGAGTGTTACGTTATCACCATCGAAGGTAATCTCGGTGACGGTTTTGTCTGAGACATTACCATCAATTTTAACGGTCTGCTTGTTGTTCGCAAAAACAACGGAAGCAAACATACCCGCTAAAAGCAGTAAATAAGTTTTTTTCATTTTAAACTAAAATGTTTAGTAGATATATATTATTTTGGTTTTTATGTTTCCTTTTACGCTGCAAAGGTAGCCAAAATTCTGATACAGCAAACGTTTTCGTTTCACTTTTTACACGCAAACGTTTTCATAAGTGTCAATGTGCCATTAAAACGAAATCTATAAAAACATTAGGGAAATTAAAAAAGCCGAATCTTGTTACGAAGATTCGGCTTCTAATAAGAAGTGGTACCACCAGGAATCGAACCGGGGACACAAGGATTTTCAGTCCTTTGCTCTACCAACTGAGCTATGGCACCAACTAATATGAACAAACAAGAATTCTCATTTGCGGGTGCAAAGGTAGTACTTTTATTTGATTCCACCAAATTTTTCCGCACTTTTCTTTCAAAAAAGTTTAAAATTTGCCTTTTTATTTTGAAATATATCAGATTTTATGTACTTTTGCAGGCAATAAAAGCGGGATTTAGCGCAGTTGGTAGCGCACGTCGTTCGGGACGATGAGGTCGCTGGTTCGAGTCCAGTAATCCCGACGGATTTGTGGTTAACTTGTTGAGCATCATAAGGAATAGCCGTGCCGAGCCTAAAAAACTCGGTGAAAACTCGGTGAAGTCGGATTTTATTGATTATTAATCGGCCATATCTGCTAAAAAATTAAAGATATGGCAAAAAAAAATTATTCTCTTAATTCAATTGACAAAGTGATGAGTCAAATCATCGCTTGGAAGACTCCAGTCTTCCATCAGAAATCAGAGTGTTATGTATCATTTCAGGCTTACGACCCTCTCAGTGGCCGTCTGAAGACGAAGAAGATCATGCTCGGTCACATCAAGGGCAAGACTAATCAGCGCAAGTATGCTGAGGACCTTATCAAGCGCCTCACCGAGCAGCTGAGTTCCGGATGGAACCCTTGGATAGAGGCGGTGCAGCCTCTGGAGTATGCGCTGTGGGATGATGTCATCTCGAAGTATAAGGACTACCTTGTTAAGCTCTGCAATGAGCATAGCTTGCGAGAGGAGTCCTATGTTGACTACTCCAGCCGTGTTCATATCCTGGAGCAATGGAAGGTGGCGAAGCGCATTCCGCTGACCTACGTCTATCAATGGGATAGACAGACCATCACTAAGTTCCTGGACTATGTCTTCATTGAGCGCAACAACACTATCACTACTCGCAACAACTACCTCACCTGGTTGAAGTCGTTCACGTCTTACCTGATAGAGAGAGGCTACCTCTCGTCTAACCCGACCGAAGGGTTAGGGCGTATTAAAAACCGACACAAGAAGGACAGAGATGTTATACCTGATGATGTCATGAAGCAGATACGAGCTTATCTCTATGAGAAGAATAAGCACTACCTCCTCGCTTGCGAGATATTGCACTACCTCTTCGTCAGACCTCGTGAACTCTCATTTCTGAAGATAGGAGATTTTCATTTGCAGACTCAGACCCTCACGCTCCATGGAGCGCATACCAAGAATGGCAATGATGCCACCATCACCCTGCCCTCGCATGTCATTAGATTGATGATTGACCTCAATGTCTTCTCCTACCCTAGTCACTACTACCTGTTTTCGGACAGGTTCTCACCAGGTGAGGCTCGCAAGAGTGAGAAGATATTCAGAGACTACTGGTGTAGGAACCTGCGCAAGGCGCTAGGGTTCTCAGAGCGCTACAAGTTCTATTCTCTGAAGGACACTGGCATCACGAATATGCTGAAGGCGAATGCCGATGTTTTGTCGGTTCGTGACCAGGCTAGACACTCCTCTATCCTCATCACCGACATCTATACTCCTAAGGATATCAAGGAGGCTAATAAGTATATCATGAATTATAAGGGCATCCTATAATATATATAATAAGGTGGGGAACGGTTGTTCCTCACCTTATTTATTATGATAGCATATAGAAATATCCGGTGTAGATTGGCTCGATGGCATCATCTTTCACCTCCATTTCAATCTTCGCGCACACGAATTTCTTGTTGCGGATGATGTAAATCTTTGAAGGATCCGGAATCTCATCTGACTTGAACTTGATTTCCATGCAGTTCTTGTTGTCTATTCTGAGGCCATTATCATGTAGGCTTCCCAGGCAAGTCGTTCCTATTTCTCTTTTCTTTCGGAGTGATAGCGAGTAGAAATCATAGAAGATGTCTGCAATGCCGCTGTATCTGTAGTCTGCATTGATGCGATAGTCGGTCAAGAACTGTGGCCATCTGGATTTATTGCCAACCCAAGAGAGGCTTGTTTGGTTTGGGCCTCCAATTTGTACCCTGCCAGGAAGGATGAAGAATATAGTCATGCATTCCTGATCATCTTCGGATTTGTCGAGTGTTGACTCATCATCTATCGCATCCTGCACGGATGTGTAGCTGAATCCGTCATCATCAACATCGCTCTCCTTGGAATCCGGCTCCTTATCATTAGGAATTGATAGAAGACATCGCTTCTCGTAGTATTTATCCTCTAGTAACCACGTCTTGAAATTGATATCTTCGACGACTTGCGCTGCAGGAGAAATGTTCAGATCAACATAGTCTTCAGAAGATTTGTCCCTGATGAGCGGTGACCAGACGCCAGCAAGCTTCCAGCTTTTCTTCCCGTTTTCGTCTTCCACATATATGTAGTAGTCGCCGAAATTCTCGATAATGGTCTGCCGCTTCTTTTTTTCAGACCATAACAATGTTGTTGAAACAAATTGATTATCTAGACTTATCTCTTCGCTATGAAAATTTTCAAAATTCTCGAAAACCTTTTTCGAGATCACTTCATAGCTGCCTCTATTAGCTGACCCTCCCAAGTTGTATTCCAGGTTTGCTGTAGATGAAGTGGAGATGGATCCATCTTCATCGTAGTCCGTAGTATATTCGTCCATAGGTTCAATCTTGATTGAATCAGTTGTTGTCAGTTCTGAAGCATTGATAACGGAGCACGTCTTCAGTATATCGTCAAAAACTATGGTAGCATTGAAGAGCTTTCTGAATTCCTCTATAAAGGTATAGCTTGACCAATGAGGAAGCGCCTTGCGCAGCTCTCGTGTCTTGTAGGCAGAAGCGATATACAGAAGGTTCCACGGCTTGCAGTCGTAGTCGTTTCGATTGAGGGTATATCCCTCGTATTCTACTACCTTGCGAAAGATATGCATCAGGTTTGGCTGAACTGCCAGGTTCATAATAAATGGTGCATTGTAGCCGATGAACTGCTTCGTTTTATCGACTCCAACAAAATTGGCAATCATATCATTTGTTTCGTCCCGCACTGGTACGAAACACCATTTCCCTTCTACACCCAGGAACTTCGACTTATCATCATCTAGTCTGTAGATGTCATTGATCTTTTGAATGTTCTTAAATCCCTGCGACCAGCCCTTATCAACTGTATAGCCAGGCTTGTCAGCGATGCCTAGGTCTAGCTCATCGATGTAGTGCTTGGTCAACTTCTCGTTGAACTTGATGCGTGACTTGCCTCCAACTATCTGCAATTTCACTTCATTTTGGTTCACCGAGAGTATGGTACCGACACCGCTCATGATGATGCGGCTATCAACATATAGCTTGCAATCATCGTATTTTGCGATGTTTTTTGCAACCTCGAATCGAGAGACATTCTTGAAAATCTCCCGGTTGGCCAAGATGTCCATGGGGAATGTGATATCATAGGTATATTCACCATCATCGGTGACATACTGATTAGCGTATATCACCTTGATGGATGATGTGGATATCGGGTATGCCCGATGGCCATTGATAATACATGTAATCATAGGCTATTTGTTATCTAATATCTTCTGATAATCTTTGAGGCGTCGGTAGATGCCTCGTCGGCCTGCAATAGGCAGCTCCACGTCTATGCCATCCTCTAGCGTCTGATTGAGTCTGCTCACTGCTGAGTTGACTCCGTCAAGAGACTGGCGCACCTCGGTGTTGTCGTTGCTGACGTTGACAACAGGAGCGACTACGGAGGCGTTACCGCCTGCTCCGAGTGCCCTGCTGATGTCCTCAGCGGTCAGAGATCCAACTGTGTTGGAGCGCTGCGCCTTGTCGATGAGGTCGAGAGCTGGACGGATAGAGGTGTTGTTGACCGCATTGTGGTTGGCCACGAATTCACCCTCATGGACGATGCCAGCCTGCTTGCGGTACCGGGTTCCTCCGGTGTAACCACCTTCGTAGTACCCTGCTGCCTCTGCCTGGTGTTGCTTTTTGATGGTTGCAATCTGCAGCATACCTGCTGCGGTTGCCATGCCGGCAGCGATAGGAGCCATGACCCAACCTGTGACTGGGATGCTGGCTGCTGAAGAATAGGCGTTGATGGCTGCCATGGCGGTTGATGCGATTGCCTGAGCAATCTCAATTTTCATGGACTTCTTGTTGGCCTTGGACTTGGCAGCTGCTAACTCCTTGTCACGCTTCTCCTCCAACTTTTTCTTCTTTTTCGAGTTGTTGCCAGCTGCAGCAATCTGCTTTTCGTAGTTTTTGGAGATTTTGGCTTGCTCCAGGTCTGAGCATGCCTGAGCGTATGCTGATGCAGAAGAGAGAATATTGTTGATGCCATTGTATGCAGCAGATGTCTGCTGCACCATGTTATCCAGGAAGTTGGCGGTGACCTGCGCCTTGGCCTGCATGTATGCGGCATGGTTCTGCTTGTCGTTGCCATACAACTCCTTCAGCTTCTCCATCGTGTTCTGATAGTTTGAGATCTGCGAGGTGAAGTAGCCGCCAATGCTGCCATTGCCAGCCTGCTGGGAATCACCTGCGGCAGCTCTCGCACTGTCCACCATCTCGGTTGTCTTGTTGTCCACCTTGCGCTGAACGGAACCTGCACCATGGTCCTCGGCATCCTGGCTGGCTCTCTGAGCAGCGAACTGCTTTGAGATCTCCAGCTTCATGCGCTGATACTCCTCCTCCTTGATCAATCCCTGCTTGTAGAGATTGTCAAGGCCGTTGAGGTACATTGTTTCCTGAGCCTGTAGGTCTTGCTTGCCGAACTGCTGGCGGAGTTCACTCAGTTGGTTTTGGTATGACTCCTGCATCTGCAGCTGGTGGTCTAGCTCTGCCTGTTCCATCTCAGCCTTCAAATCCAGCCACTCCTCGCTGCCCTCTCTGTCTTTGAAGAGTGCAAGACGTTTTTTCATGGCTTCGACATCATTCTTATAAAGGGCTTCATTGAGAGCACTATCATTCTGATAGATTTTCGAGTTGACATCATAATATTGCGCTTTGATGCTAGCCTCCTTCTGGAGGCGTTCACGCTCAATGGTCTGCTCATTCATCTTTTGTATGGCAGCGTCATGCTGCTTGACAACGTTGACCTGGTTGTCAAGCAACTGCTTGTACTCGTTGCTCTTTTCACCATAGAGCTGCTTCAGCTTTGCGAAGCCCTCGATTTGGATGCTCTGGCGGTCATCGAGGAACTGCTGGTATGTCTTGTTGCCCTCGGCATAAGCCTTGGCGTTGTCAGCGAGCAGCTGATTTGTCTCAGCCTTGATGGAGTCTGCTGCCTGCTTCTGCTTGCGCTTGGCTTCAGCCTGGCGCTTGCGTTCCTCGGCTGCAGCAGCCTTCGCAGCCTTCACCCTAGCCTTGCGCTCCTTTTCTGAAGTTTGATGAGTGCCGGTTGTTCTATGCGGCTTAATGATGGTACCATCATTGCCCTTGCCATTGTAGCCATTGTTTCGCCATGGTTCCGGATCATTGATTTCGAAGTGTTGAGACTCCAACTGTTTAATCTTATCGATGAGCTTCTGCTGGTACTGTTTTTGACGCTCGATGCTTTTGTTCATCACATCTATGAACACTTCTCTGTTGTCAGAAGCTAAGTTTAACAATTTTGTTTTACCACTAGCAAACGGATTGATACGCCCCCAAACTTTAGCCCAGAATCCTCGCTTGTCGTTGTCAGCTTCGTTTAGCAAGTCTTCTTGTTCAGCCTGCTTTGCTATAGACTCTGCCAGCTTCTTCTGTAGGCCGTCGATGACAATCTTCTTCTTCATCATGTCGATGTAGGACTGGATTTGCCTTGTTGCTTGACCGGTTCGCACTGCTTCCTCGGTGATGTTGCCGAGGTGCTCACGCATCAGCTTGCCGTTGAGTTCCTCCAGGGCTGCCTTGCGGTCTGACTCCGCACTGGTGTTGGACTGTATAGCAGAGACGAGGCGCATGATGGCTGCCTCCTCGTCTGCAGCCTGCTTGTTGGCATCTGTCACTGCATCATTGTAGTCTCGCTGAGCCTGCTCAGCGGTGCTGGTCTCCTTCGACAAGGTTACGATTGCTGCTGTGAGTCCTACGACAACAGCTATCACGGCAGTGATAGGGTTAGCCAATAATACCTTGTTCCACAACATTTGCGCTGCGGTGGTCAGTTTTATCTCACGTGTCAACGCCATCTGAACAATTGCCATGGTCTTGAGAGCAGATGTCTTGAGCCCCATAAGGACGAGATGCGCCTTCTCGCGCAGAATCATGATGTTGAGCCATACCATCTGTGCCTTGTCTGCTATCAACTTTGCTTTAGAGACTGCAGTATAGGTGACGATGGCCGCTGTCAGCACAATTAATATTCTCCAATAATCTTTGACGAAGTCAACGAGTGTTGAGAGTGCCCGGACACCAAGACTTGCTGCAGATATGCAATATCTAGCAGCAGGGTAAAGCTTCTGGCCAAGCTCTATGGAGAGGTCGAGGAACTTCTTGCTCGCCTTGTCCAGTTGTGCCTGCACGCTCTCATTCTGCGTCTCGAACTCATTGAGGACGGACGTGCCTTCAGCATAAGCTTCGTTGGCAAGGTTCTGGGCAGACTTGATATCATCGAGCTTGTCAGCGAGGACGGTGAGGACACCTGTCGCTCTAGAACCATCCATCTTCATCTCCTCGAACATAGGTGCGAGGTCTGCGAATCCACCCTTTGCTCGCATGGCTGCCAGGAATTGGAGGAGTGCGCCATTGGCGTCCTCCTTCAGCGTCTTTGCGAATTCCTTGACATTGAGACCTGCAATTTGAGCAAACTTTGCAGAGTCCTGGAACATCTTAGCGAGGAGGTTCTGCACTGCGGTTGCAGCAGTCTCGTCTTGCTGCATGTTCTGGTCGAGGACGGAGGCGAGACCCATAATCTGCGCCTGGGTGAAGCCTGCCTGCTTGCCGACACCTGCTACACGGGCGGTGAAATCAACGAGATAACCGGCAGATGCAGAAGAATTCTGCGCCAACTCGTTGATTGCCGAACCGGTTGCGAGCATGGCTCCTCGCAAGCCCATGGTCTTGTCTTCACCGAACATCTGGGCGAGCTTGCCGATTTGAGACACAGCCTTGTCTCCGAGATCATCACCCAGGGCGACATTGATTTTATCCGCTCCATCGACGAACTCCTCAACTGCAGCAGTCGATGTGATGCCGAGTCTTCCGGCATCTTCGGCTAGCTGGTTGAGCTTCTGTCGAGGAGTTCGGGTGTCCATCTTCTTGAAGTCCTCGTTCATGCGCTCAACCTCTTCGGCTGCCTGACCGGTATATTTTCGGACGTTGGTCATTTCATCGTCCATTTTGGCATACTCCTCCACGCACTTCTTGACGGTGAAGGTGATGCCGGAGATGGCAGCAACGGCTCCCAGAGCGAGACCCTGCATGCGGTTGAACCAGTCTGCAGAGCGCTTGATCCAGGACTCCTGGGCAACGCCCTCGGCTCTGACTGCCTGCAGTTCTGCCTTCAGCTGCTTCGCCTTCAGCTCCATCTGTTTGAATTGCTCGGTTCCACGCTGCATTCCCTGCATCTGCTGATTGAGTGCCTTGATGGAGTATTCGAGGTCACGGATGGATGATGTCTTCAGGTTGGCCATGGTGTTGTTGACGAGCTGCATCTGTCTCTTGGTCTCCTTGATGTCCACGTTGGTGCGGTCTATCTCCTTGTCATACTGCTGCATGAGGGTGACCACCTTCTGCTCGCTCTGTCTGATGCGCTCCAACTCTGCCTCCACCAGCTTCAGCTGTGATGCTCTGGAGGCATACATGGTCGATGATGGGTCGAAGTCCGCCATCTGGCTGCGAAGCTTGGAAGCTGTGAAGTTGAGGTCATTGAGTGATGCATGCTTCAGGTTTGACATGGTAGCCGTCATTCGGCTGGCTTCCTGGTCTGCCTTGCGTGTTGCACCCTTCAGTGCAAGCATCTGCTCCTTGACTCTGTCTAGCTGTGCCTCCAGCTTGGCGAAGTCGGCAGGGTCGGAGACAGCTTTCATCTGCCCCTTCAGATTGCGGGCAGCCTTCTCCAGCTGCCCGAGGCTCGCTGATGACAGGTTCTCGAGCGTCTCCTTGACGCCCATGGTTGCATTCTTGAATTGCTTCATCTCTCGCTCAGCAATCTTCAGTTCCTTTGCGAGAGATGAGCCTAAACGAATATCGCCCGTCGAGAAGGCTTCCTGTTTAGCCTTCTTCAGACGAGCGACCTTATCTTCAAGCTCTTTGAGGCGGTTCTTCGCCTCCTCTGAATTGAGCTTGATGACTGTTGTATATACTTCTTGTCTTGCCATTAGCGGTTGACCTGTATATAGTTGTTATATAAGATAGTGGAGTTGGGGTTGAAATTGATCATCTTGATATTGTAGCCATCGGTTCCCCATTTCCACCACAGAAATCGATGTTTGTAATTGCGAGTGACAAGGCATTGCAAGCTGTCTCTCGCTCTATATGTAAGCATAGAGTCTGCAGTGTTGAGCTTCACGCTCAACCACTTGTCGCTATACTTGTATATTGAATTCTCACGAAGCGTCTTGACAGTGCCTTCGGTGACTACCGATGTGCGCTGATCCGCCATTATCTGACTGATCTTGATGTTGAGATCTTTCAACAATTGTCGGTCTACTGCAAACTCTTTGTACTCTTCAGGAGGCATCATGATGATCTTCTGCGTCACGGTCTTGACTGAGTCACGGATGGTGTCACGCTCAGCTGGAGCATACTGCAGCTGAAGCTTGTTGAGCTGCTCTTGTAGGTTCTGCTCCGCTCGCTGCTTTTTATGCTCGACGTAAAAGTCTCTGCCTATGCTGAGCACAAGCAGAAATACGAGGAGAAAACCAATTTCTCTTTCTGATTTATAACTCATTGCTAATCTATTAAATGTCTGCGTATTCCGGAATCGCGTCGAAGCATGGGCACTCCTTGATGCGCTCCCATGGGTCCACTACTCCATTGCCATTCTTATCTGGAGAGATGTCACGGTGACCCATGATCTTCGCATTAGGGTAGCGCTTGCGCAACTCCTTCAGGAGTTCGCGAAGACCTTCCTTCTGCTTCTCTGTTCTGTTGTCGATAGCCTTGCCTGTGCGGGATATTCCGCCCATGTAGGCGACATTGATACTGTCGAAGTTATGACCGAACACGCCATTTGAAGGCTTGTCCTCTGTCATGAGTTGTGTACACTTGCCATCGGCAGTGACTACCCAATGATATCCTGGATAGTGCCAGCCCTTGGCAGTGAACTCCTTCAGCAATGAGTTGACAGTCCATGACTGTCTGCTCGCGGTGCAATGCACGAAAATCTTATTAATTTTCCTTGCCATGATTATTTTTTAAATAATTATTGATAATGTCTTTAACCCTCGTGTCGAATGTGAGTGCAAAACCAAAGACGGTTCCTACATACATCAAGCTCTGACCGAAGTACCACAAGACGTTTGATGTGACGTCGTGAGACATGAAGAAGCTAATATAGACGAGCGCAATGGCTGCTATTAGGACTACTCCAGCGCTGCTGTAGTGAATCCAGTCTTTAGTATTTCTCTGCATCTTGTTGACTTTTTTCGGGTGCAAATATATATATAATATATGGTATATAAAAATACGGCAGATTAAGCGTCTGCTTAACCTGCCGTACCTGCTAGCTATGTGAGATGTCTCGGTCGAGAATCTCGTTGGCCCACTGCTTCGCCTGCTCACGCCATGCCTGGAATTCATCGTACTCCTTGGCATGTTCTGCATTGCCGTCTCCATGGTTGCACAGGATGGCTTCAACGTCATTCTGGCTGTACTTCATGCGGACGATGCCAGTGACGAAGTCTTTGTAGTTGGCGCTCTTAGCCTCAATCTTGGTAGAGCCGTCCGGCTCGTCACCCTCATAGCTATATGCTGTTACTGTTTTGTCATCACCAGCAGATTCGCCTTTGTAGTCTGGGTGATAATCATCTACTCTCTTCTCGTTGAGGTACAACAGATAATGATTATCGTCATACTTCACATAGCTCATACGGAGCAGATAGTACTTTTTGCTCATCTAGATGAATTTATAGAATTTTTTGCCGAATTTATTCGTCAGCTCCGCTGCAACGACATAGAAGTCCTTGCCTAGCAGCGGCCATTCCTTCTTTGCCTGGTCAACCATGATCTCTGAGCCTGTGAAGAGCCACCAGTGTTCTGGCTTCCAGTGTGGGACCTCGATTGCATCGCCATTCTCATCCAACTCATCTTTCTTCTCAACGTAGTCGATGTATCTGAATTTGATAGCTAAGCGGTCTTTGGGGACCTTCTTGGACACCATATTCTTGTTGCCCTGTTCGTCCACTTCTTCGACCTGCTTGATAGCGAAATCCACTTTAGACTTGTCCACCTTGTAGTCCTCTATGAGGATCAGGTGTCTGTCATACTCTTCAATGTTGCGGCAGAGAATATCTTCAGGATGCTTCTTCTGCTGCATGCTCATTCCCTCGAACGGAATCACTCCCTTGCGAGTCTTCACGAGTTGCCCATACTTCTTCATACCGATTTTATTAAATAGATTTATACAATTTGCGTGTCTTGTGAGACCGAGTCTTGATGCCGCCTTGATGCGGATCTGCTCGTCTGAATACCCTCGCTTGCGAAGCTTTGCAACCTGCGCACAGAGGTCATGCTTGGTGCGCTTGCGCAACAGGGCATGGTCTGCGAATATGCGCTGACCGCAGAAGTCAATGCCATCGCATGTGCGTTGGATATTCCAGGACTTGTTGATCTGCAGTTTCCAGTCTCTTGCTAGGTGCATGACTGCCAGCTCGGTCATGATGCGGAGGAACACCTTGTCCTCGTGAAGGATGAAGATATTGTCCATGAATCGGTAATAATGGCGAAGTCCTTCCTCGCAAAATCTATCGAATCTTTTGTTAAGTGATTTTACCCCCCCCGAACTAATCACCTTTGCCTGCTGTTCGCTGCGGCAAGTTACGAGCATATCACTGACATATCTTGCTTGCCAATAATGGTAGCGTTCCTGATCCATCAGAATATCGAAGCAACGAATCGCAAGATAGTCGAAGCGAACCAGGAACAGCTGACCTAGCAGTTGCGTCAGCTTGACACCGAGTACAACCCCGTTGGGATAGCTGTCAACGACCTCGTCGATGAACGCCAGCAACTTGCGGTCCTTGATGTATAGCCTATATTCCTGCTTCAGCAGGTTATGCTCCATGTTCATGAAGTAGTGATGTATGTCCATGGGCATGCAGAACTGCGTCTCCTCCTGTGGAGACGTAAATATATCTCTTTTGACTATCTTGTAAAAGAAATGCGTGCCTCTGCCTTTGGTACCGGCTGGACAATGATAATGAATCTTGGCTCTAAGCTCGTCCTCTACAGGGTAGAGGGCGCTATGTTGAATAACATGGTCATTGACTGGTAACTTGTTGACTAATCTCTTCTTCGGCCTATAGACTGTCATAGGCTCATACTCAGACGTATGCCATGATTGGTTGACATACGAGTTTAGCAGAATTAGAAGATTGTCCTCCAACTCGGCTTCGAAATCCTTAATGCTCAAGCGTGACCCTTTATGCCTTGAATACTCAAAAAATGCTGTACGAAAGTTTTGTAAAGTTTCGACCTTTGGCGAAATATTTCCTAGTCTTTTCACTCGCTTTTTAAAATTTATTTAATAAAAAAAGTCGGTGTTTGTGTCTGTATTATTGTCGGTGTCTGTTGTCTGCTTTTTTAATGTCCTAACATTCGACTGGATGACCCTTTTGTCATCATCTACTAGCTATTCTGCTTAGTGTATGTTCTGCCATGAGGCAAGGCTTGACTCCCCTATATCTGCAATATAAGCAAACCGAAATTGCAAATTTTATTAAAGTTGAGGGCCGCGCCAAGGCACGCATTGGCAGCACCGACACCATCGACCACGCGGAGCGACGAGAGACCACACCGACCACCATAGCTGGCAGCGCCACCACGGAGGCAGACGCGAAAACCGGATGTACCTTCTACGCTGTTCCAAAAGTAGCTAGTCCAATAGGTTGACTCTGTACCGCCATTCGCTGTCGGGAAATTCTCAAGATTGTCTAAGGAGAGGCGTGTGATGAAGCCTTCACCTTTGCCTGGTGACTTGCTCATCGCCTTCATGCCAGTTGCAGATCCGAGCGTCCACGTACCATAGATTGATGGCGCAACCAGGTGCGTCATGGAGTTGTCGGCATTGACTCGACACTGCTCATCATCCATGAGGCGCCAGAGGTTGCCGAATGGATGCTTCAGACCGAAGAAGCATGGAATCTTGGCAGTATAGACGGTTTTGCCTGCGTCATCCTTGACAGCATAGGTACCTTCTCCGCAGGCATCACCCAACTCTGTACCTGCGCTCATTGGCAAGATAGGGTTGTATGAGTTGTATGTATCCCAGTTTGGCATGGTTGTCGTGCCCATGCCAAGACCACCCTGATAGAGTCCATTAGCATCCTTGTTGGCATTGTAGGTATTCTGAACGTAGTGAGTGCCGAATATCACGCTGAACAGAATGCTGATAACAGCCGTGTGTCTCATTGACGTAGAGAGCCACCCCTTGCCATTTTTTCGGGCTGCAGCTCGGAAAGCTTCAGAAGTCATGTTAGTTGCCGGCTTGCCCAGCAATGTGCTGTTCTTGGAATCAAGAGTCGCATCGTTATTGCCACCACGGTAGTTAGTGCTGGTGTTCAGATAGCTGACCATGCGGCCAGTGCTGCGCTCAATTGTAGCGAAGCCTGCTGCTGACATGCTGGCAATAGGTATCTCGTAGTTGAACTCGCCAGGGATAGGCTTCAAGCCTATCTGCTCGTAGTGCAGACCGCCTACCTCCTTGATGACGATGTAGAACTTGCGGCCCCAGCCCCACTGATAGTGACCTTCTGTACCGTCGAGCTTGGCAGCTGCTCCGGTCGCATACTTGTGATGATCCTTGCTGTCGAGCTTCTTGCGGCTGTGGTCGTTCTGCACGAGATATGCACCAAGACCGAGCGCATAAGGCAGCTCTCTGAGAATTTCCAGCGAACCGATGGTTGTTGCAGCCTTCGGTGTTCCATTCGCTGTATTCCACACTCGGCCGCACCACGCATGCTGACCTAAAGAGAGGTCAGCCTTAAGCGCATCCATGCCGATTGTCGTGACATTGCCATTCTGGTCTGTCAGCAGCACACTCTGATTGCTGTTGACAGTTGTGACTTTAGTCACGGTGTTGAATTTTTTACCTTCCATAATTATTTATGTTAAAAATGTTACATATTATAGTTACCAATTCAAATCCTTCTCTCCAGTCCAAAATACACCTCTTCCTATACCGGATTTGTCTGGTACTGGGTTTAGCCATTCAGGGTTTACGTACACACAATTTACAGATGCACCGCCTACTAATTCATGCCAACCGCCAATGTCGCAAAAATGTACCGTCTGTCTGTCGTTTCCGTTAATAACTCTCCATTCCTTACCATTGCCCATGCCCGAAAAAGCATAATAGTAATCTGATGGTGCGTTAAAAACCACAACGTCGATAGGCATACCCGACAAATCGTCAGTATTTGATGGGCTGTAAAGCGGTACGTAGTAGAAAGTCTTATTATTTGAGGTCTTGCCTGTTTTGAGGCTTACATACGTTCCTGTCTGATCCGCTCCTTTTGAATACACATACATATATGCACCTTTAACGACGGCCATAATCTTTTCCCTGTGCCCAAACATTCCACGGCAAAGTACGTCACTTGTGTAAAATCGGTTGCTTCGCTTTTTTTCGCTGTTGTAGCCCTGGCTGTACATATCGCCATCAAACCACATTCGCCCATCGCTTCCAAAGGTAATATTGCCCACGATTTTGCCGCTATTATCCACACAATTTAGACTTTTGAAACTTCCGCTTACGCCTTTCATGGTCCCGCTAAATTCGCTATCGCCTGTAACCTTAATGCCATTGAAAGTACCTTTGTTGCAAATTACGTCACCGTCCTTCGCTAGGAAGACTATGTTGCCCTGCTCATCCGACATTTCGATGACCTTGACTCCCAGGTTTTCAACAAGCTGATATTGACTCAAGATGATTTTGGCAATTACCATTTCTATTGGGCTGCCCAGCCTCCAATAATGGTTGTTTTGGTCCTCATCACTGCCTGGGAAGTTGTTCGCAGTCTTGATATGACTCTTGATGCAGCTGTAATAGCCGGAGTTGTAGATAACGACATCTTTCCACTCCTCACCCGATGCTCCAGACTCGAAGCTATAGCCATTTCCGCAGTTCTCCCAAGATTGCGGTCCACGCAGTGTTGCACCGGTTTCGCCTCTCTTGCCATCCTCGCCATCGGCTATTGTCTTGACTGGTATCGTATACTTGTATGTAACATTCTCGACTTTGACTGCGACAGCTAAATTGGTATAGACATCAATATTCGCTGCTATCACTACAATAACTCTCTTCCCTTTGTCGTTGTTAATCACATTAGCCTTAACAGAGCTGGCATAATTAGATGGAACTTCCACACTGACAGAACAAGCTAATTCAACTCCTGCTTTGTAAGCTCTCACGTCAACAGCATACGTTCCGGCAAATTGAGATTTCTTGTGGACGATTGTCGGCATTGACATCTGTATGTTGATGGCATCCTTGCCAGGTTCACCCTGCGGTCCTATGCCACCAGTACAGCATATAGGAGTAGTCTCCGTAGAGGTTCCATCTGTGTAGTAAATGATGGACTTAGACCATATGTATTTGTCGCTCACCCATGTTGGCGACTTACTCTTGACCCACTCGCCTCCGGTGATGGCCGTAGGCGATGTCGAAGAGTAGTAGTATTCCTCGATGCGGTCGATGCTCCTGGCTACAGACAGGCACATAGGTGTTGTAACCTTTTCGTCACCGTCTGTGTAGTAGATGTGTGTCCTGCTCCAGATGTAGTACCCTTTGCGCCACTTGGGTGCAGTTGTCTGCCATCCCTCTGTAGGTGCAGTTGTCTGACTTTTAGACTCGGCATATTCCACATCGGTGTTGGATATGCCGACACCGATGCGGAGGAACTTAATCACTCTTGTAATAACACTCATAGGCTATTTAACCGATTGAATTGTTAATGCTACGTTGCTGTAACCTGCGTGAATGCAGTCTGCTCTCGTCACTGCGAACGAACTCAGCTGGACAGTAGGCTTGCGAGAGGCTTCGGTATTGAGGACAACGCCTGACGCTGACTTCAGCGTGAAATAGAACTTAGACTCAATGGTCTCAGACTTGCCTCTGACAATCAATCTCGGTGTATAGGTTACACTGCCATTGCCTACCTCGTCCTCATATATAGACTCATCTACCGGAGTAGGGTTAGGCTCAATGTCATAAGGATCAGAAGCGTCGATAACAGTCTGGAAGTCGAAGCCTAACATGTTGTCCTTGCTCATGCTCTTGCTGTTGTACACCTCAACCATATACTCACGGGTGCAATCGACTTCAGTTGCCTTGACCGTGATAGTCTTGTCATTTTTTCCTGGAATCTCCTCCCAGCCGGTGATACTGTTAACTGCTCTATACCACTTGTAAAACAAGCCAGTTGTCAGAGTCTCGTTGCCCTGCGTCACCTTTGCTTCAAGCTGGCAGCTATCATCCTTGCTGCTAAGGACAAAGTTATGCGTATCGTTTGCCGGTGCCTTGATTGAGACTCGATAGGCTACACCGGTGTATGGGCCGACTGGTATCTTATATACAGCCTGCACCTCATCGGTGATCTCCTGCTGATTAGATCTCTCAGAGACGGTTCCCACCATCTTGATGTTAATCGCAGAATAATTTGAAGCTTTGACCAAGTTATTGCAGATCTTCAAGCCCCAATAGAACTGTGAAGCGCTTGGTCTGATAATCTCAAAGAGACCGTCGAAGAGGCCTGTTGACTTGCCTGCGCTGTTGAACGGAATCTCCGTATCATTAAAGAAGAACTTCATAGATACAGGCGTTGTGACGCCATCCGCAGTACGGGAAGAGATGACAACGAAGTAGAGCTTCGGCTGAGACTTGGAGAAGTCAGGATAGACGGTGACCACGTCACCGTTCTTCTTATACTCCTGATAGAGATCTCCGTCCGGAGACTGGATAGATGGGGTGAAGGTTCCCATCTTCTGGATGAACGTGATGTTCACCGATTTGCTTGCGCTACTCATTTTCTCCCTCCTCTCTCATGATGAATCTGCTGTCTGTAGCCACTGGCAGCTTGTTGCACACCTCGCCTTTCTGCTCCTTGCATGCTGTCTTGCCGTCCATGGCAATAGCACCTATGTTCGACAGTGTACGCTCGAATTCAATTGGATCTCCGAGTGGCAGAATGTCCTGGCACCAGAGGATGAAGTTGCCATCCTGCAACTCTGTTCTGTCTTCGGTCAGCTGGAGGAACTCCACGACCTTGCGGTTCGCCTTGATGTATCTTTCCATGTCTATGAAATTTAATTAATGAAAAATAAATGGATTGCCGTCTGCATCCACGAAAACCTTGCCGTCTGCGTCCATGGCTAAAGCAAGAGGATTGAGGTCCTTCACCTCCATGGCGAGGATAGCCCCTCTGCCAGGGTCTAGCAGTTCTGTTGGTACTGCTGGCTCCATGCCATGGCCAACGAGAACAGGATTTTCGAAATTGATAGAATTATTCGGAGCCATCCACCAGAGGACTTGCAGCTCTCTTGTTGGGTTCTCGATATCGCCTTGATTGTCGAAGATAGTAGCTTTCGGATTGACCAGCTTCGTTCCCGGAAGCACCTCGTCAACGAGGTCTATCATATCGTAGTCATAGAACGGAATCCTACGGACGATGTTGACAATCTTGTACGGAGTTGCATCGTTGAGTTCAACGCTAGCTGGATTGCCTGCTGCAGAGTATTTGGCTCGGCAGCGGATGCAGATGCGCTTGCCCATCAGAGAGCGGTCTAGCGTAACGGATGCACCGTCTTCTGATATTTTGATCTCCAGGTCGTCTGCAGTAATTGCCGAGAATTGCCCCCGACTTCTCAGAATCTCCCAAACAAATTGACGCTTGCTCTTAGCGCACTCTTCTGTGCCTATTCGCAAGGAGGCATTGATGATTTGCTTGTCTGTGTCACGAAGCGGATTGTAGTAGCGGTCACCGCTTGACAACAGCAGCGTCGGCTTGTAAATGGTTCCATTCTTGCATCTGATGGAGTAGTCCATTGTGATGTCTCGAACCTTGTTGGTTCGGGTATCCAGGAACTTCGCCTTGAATCTGAGCAATATCGGCTTCTGCGGTGCTCCGTTGATGTACCACAGAAGTTTTCCGGCATCATTGCCGGACGATGTGATAACATACTTTTTAGGTGTAGTTACCAACGCATTACCCTCTACTCCGTTCTCCACCCTGTACCAGGCGATATCAGTCAGCTCGCTGTTGACACGACCGTTTTTGAGGATGCCATCTCTGTCTATAATGCTGATGATAGGCTGCAATGCGCATGGCGTCAGCTCATAATTAGGAGAATACTCATTCTGGTCAGCATCATAGGTCTGCTCTAGCGTTACACTGCCTGAGACAGATTGTGATAAATTAATCTGAAGAGGCGTGTACTTAATGTCTATTTTCTTGTATTTCATGCTTTTCGCAATTAATTATATTCTACTGTGACGGAATCCTGGTTGACTTCCTTACCAAGACCGTCGCGTAACCTAACTGTAGCCGTGAATCGAATCTTAGGCGGAACGCCCTCGCTATCTATAGATAGGTCTGATTGCGTGAGCACTATCGCCTTGCCAGCCTTGGAGCCAACTTCGAGCGACCAGATATTGTCACTCGTGACCCTCTGATTGCCGTTGCGGTCCTCGGTATAGCGAGTCCAGGCAACATCTGACTCCAGGATATCGCTTGTCACGTCCTGTCCGTATAGGGTAGCGACGATGGTCAGAGGTGCGCGGAAGCAGTCGAAGTCATAGACAGTCTCGTCCTCCAGGAAGTCAACAGAGAATGCCGGATTGCCCTCAATCATTGCCCAGTCGGTGTTGTTCCACCGAGGAACAGTGTGCGTGCCAGTTTTCTGGCATCGCCACTTGCAGCCGGTGTACCAGACATCTGAGGTCTCATATTTGCCGGTGTCCGGATTGACCTCTGCGCAATAATAGGTAGCGGTGGCATCGAACAAGCCTCTATCCACATAGGTGACTATCGGCTTGCCATGATAGTCAATCTGTATGATGTCCTGCGTGACGATGCCTGCGGCATAGATGTAATCTCTGCCCTTGACAAGCGGCAGGTTCAGTGCCTTGACGAAGTCAGGCAGATCTCCGAAGGTCATGCCATAGTTGTAGTCTTCGAGAATCGGCTTGGTGACGCCTGTCAGCTTGACGATGCGCCCCTCAGAGCTGGATATGTAGAAGCAGCTCTGCAGAGACTCGACAGTCTGATTGCCATACCTGGCAATATTCATCAGCTCGCAGGGTGGGAAGTTCTTGCCTCCTGGAACTTCGCTGTCAGCGTATAATGTGACCTCGATGTAGTTCTTGGTCGCATTGACGCTGTTGATGCGCATCCATGAGGTGTAGAACTTTGCCTCCGTGCCATTTTGGACTGCTGAGAGGATATTGTTGACGATGCCTCGAATGACATTGCCCTCGTGCTGAGCAGTGAAGTAGCCGTCATACTTGCTCTTGAGGTGCAGGCCATAGGTGTTCTCGCCCAGATCATCGATGCGCTCGATGGTGTCGCTCTCGGTGAAGTACTGATCTCCCTCCAGGGCAGACAGCCTGTTGACGATAAGCTCCATGACCTTCATGTAGCTTCGGACGGTGATGCTCTCGACTTCAGCGTTGCCACTTGCGTCTATCTGCGCTCCCTTGCCTGCGACAAGGGAACTGAAGAAGCTGCCGAACTGGGCGCCACCCTTGAAGCTCGCCATCTGCTCTGCTATGAGTCCGCGCATGAATGTTATCATGCCTTTTGCAGCATCATCATGCTGCTTGCTCAGATACTTGTCTGAGGTCTCATCAGCGCAGAAGTGAAGCAGGGAGAGGAAGGCGTTACCGATGCGGTATGCAGTATTGGCTTGCAGTCGCCTCTCGTCTCTGATGCCCTCGAACTGCGTCTGAAGGGCTTCCTTGGTCTGATTTTCTGCCATTTAATCTTTTTTGTGCAAAGATAATACTTCCATGGAATCGATAAAAATACGCTCTAGAGGTTGCGGGCCGCACCGATGCCGGTGAACATCTCGGTGATGGCTGATGCCATCAATCCCTGATAGCTGTCACCGTAGAACGCAGCTTCATGCTCGTTGAGCTTCATGACAGATGAGTAGTATTTTCGGCTGAACCAGTCGCGCGGACCCTTCGGTTCTCCACCAGCGACGCGACCGCCCCATGCCGGACCTACCTTCTTTGGCTTGTCAAGCCCCTGCTCCTCTCTGTATTCAGCACCGAGAAAGTTGAGATCACCGCCATTGATACGCTTTATCTTCACACCCTTGGTCCAACGGTACCACTCATGGGCTGGCCCTACACCTGCTGCGACATAGATACCGTACATCATGAAGTTATGTTCAATGGTCGTTGTCGAACCCTGCTCGATATGCGCCTTGATGCTGCGGTAGAGTGCTCCGGTGTCGATGGTGCGCAGGCGCTCCATGCGCTCACGCCAGAAGTCGCCCATGGCATCAGCCCAACCATGCTCGTATCTGAGGAGGTCATCTATTGCTGACTTGTCTGCCATAAGCTCTCATCGTATTGTATGTCTATCGGCTCATCTGAATTGACCATAAAATATAGACCTGTGACTCCGTTCATGCTGTATCTGCCCAACTCACTCGAATAGACCTGGTGAAGGTCCAGGAACTCCATTTGCCCATCGTATGCCTCCCGATGCTGATCATGCAGCATTCGGGAGAGGAACTGTCTGAAGATATATCTGCAGATGTTCAGCTTCTCCTCTCTGTCTGCCATGTCATCACGCTTGTAGGCTGCGAGGATCCAGACTGTATAGACGTTGCGGTCAAAGAATCCACCACCGGCTGAGTGCGTGTTGGAATCGACGGTGTCTGAGACCATGATGAAGTTGGAAGCCTTGCGAAACAACTGCATCACGCCCTGTACTGAATCAGGGCCAGAGCAAGTGGTTGCGACAAAATTATAAGCCTTGCACGTCTTGTTTTCGGCAGTTAACTGCTGAAAATAAGCGATGGAATCGAATGTTTCTCTGTCATGTTGTTTATTTTTTCATCTGTTTGCGGTATTCCTCTGCTTCCCTGGCCTTGGCATCCAGCTCGCTGAGCGCATCCCAACAGGCGGCATCATATACCGCCTGCAGCCTGGTGATGTCACCATCGGTGAGTGCTCGGATCTGCGCCTGCATGGCAGGCAGCAAGTCCTCCGGCTTCATCTCGCCACCTTCCTTGGCCGGCTTGAAGAAATTCGGGAAGTTCAGAGCGAAATATTCCTTGACGCTGGAGAACCACATGAAGACTCCGAGAAGCTCGTAAGGTTCAAAAATGGCAGTTTCATCGGTGGAGCCGTCTTCGGTTCTGTACATGAGGTGCGCCATCTTCTGAAGGAATCTGTCTTCTTGCTGAAGCATGAATAGCTGGTAGTTCTTCTCGATGTTGAGATAATCGAAGAAGCTGATGTCACGAAGCAGTCGCTCAACTGCTTTCAGTGAAACGTTACTTGCGACCTGAAGAGGCCGAAACTCCGTAAAGGAGTCGATGAAATCGAAGTTTTTGAGCATTGAGAGAATTTCGGCAGCGCTGATGTATAGAACTCTCTCGCGCACTTTCCCAGTCTTAGTATCGCCATTTTCGTCTCTTTCATCGCACTTAACGCTGCATTTCCATCCTGTTCTGGTGTACTTATGCACGGTAAGACCGCAGAACCTTGCGAGCAGGTAGCATTTGATAACGATTTTGTCGTGATGGAGCGCCATGACGCTAAGGACATAGCGCAACTGATCATCTGATAGTTCCTCCCACGATGATGGCGCCTTGAAATTGAACTCTTGTGTACCATCTTCACGAATTGAAAACGAAGGCAGGTTTTGATTTTTCATTTTTAAACTCTTTAAAATGATTGGCCTTGTATGCCGATGAATTCGCATATAATGGGAATTCTTCGAGGTTCTTGTCTAGATATGAGAGCAGTCTTGCACGCTCGTTGGAGTATGCAGACAGCATGTCGTTTGCAAGCATAATCATGCAGCGGCTCAGCATTAGGCGCACACTGCCCTCAAACTCATTGCCCTCCCGCACTCCTCTGACTAAGGACATGATATCATCCATCTCCTCGTCGGATATCAACTTGCGAAGGATGGAGTCAGCCTCTTGCATGGCTGCCAGCTTGGCTGCCCACTCTTTGGACGCAATGTACTCCTGTCTTGTCAGATAGCAATAACCGGTGATGCTCCACAAGACAGTCTGTATGCTCTGCTGAGCCTGCATGCTGCTCCCCCACCCTGCAATATCGCAGAGAAGCGACAGCATCAAGTCCTGAGCCTTGATATTGGCCAACCTGCACTGCTCTATGAGTGCTTCCACTCGCCCAGAGCTGGCTGGAGATACTTCGCTGTTAGCTACGACTCCGAATCCGGTAGGAGTGAGCACCAGGTCTAGGTGTCTGACAACCTCCAGGAATGCACTCAGGCATACAGCGATGACTACACTCTGCTTGAGATCATCATTTGTATCAAGCGCTTTTTCCCCGATTTCACCGAGGAAATTCATCTTGATGGCGTTGTATGCGCCATCAAAATGCTTCTTGACTGAGTCATAGACTTCGGAGTGCGAACTGGTCGCTACAAGGATGCAGTCCTCGAACTGCTCCTTGCTGATTTCAATCTTCTTTGCCATTTTCCTTGCCTTTGTTGGTTACTAATGATTTCTGCTCGTCTTTGTTCTTGTCGAGCGTTGTCAGCTCTATCATAGGCACATCGCAGGTCACTCCCTGGTTTGCCCATGTGTTGTAGTGGAGGATGACATGCCATGGTTTGGCCATGATGTCATGCTCGGACTTCTCGAGAGACTGCTTCATGATGAAGAGCTCTCGCTTGTCAGAGCCGGAATTGTTCATCTGACTCTTGCCTGGTGTTGCTCCGATGAGGTTAGGATGGCAGTCGAGTGCGAAGCAGAGAGAGTTGGAAGCTTCGGACATATCGTCTGCCCAGTCGCCACCCTCCTTCTTGCCACCATCGCTGAGGTTGATGATGCGCACCATGCGCTGCTCCTTGCCGTTCGGGTCGAAGTAGTAGCCGGTGATGAGTGCCTTGCCTGCATTTTCCGGACCGCAGACGAAGTTGATGATGTCGTCCTTTTCCTTAAGGATGCGCGCCTTGCGTGCCTCGGCATCGATGATGCCCTCATTGTTGCAGAGGTCATCCCAGTAGTCTCGGTGGACTTCAATCTGGATGCGAGGAGCTGACGTGTTCTTGATCATGTAGCGCTTGCCGATGCCGATGAGTCGGTAGATGTCATACCAGGCATCATCGAAGATGGATGCGTAGTAGGGTACCGGATAGAACTGGATGCCAGGTGTCGGCATGCGGCTGATGATAGCGAACTTGCAATCTTTGCCATCACGAGGTGCCTTGCCTGTGATGCCAGTATAAGGATCCGGAGCCTTGCCCATGCGTGCCAGCAGGTCGCCCAGCGGGTCGTAGATGTCGAGGAGCGGAATGATCTCGCCCTTGATAGGGCTGCCGAAATTTCGGAAATCTCCGAAAATGACATTTTCGATGCGGCCGCTGTCGTTCGGCTTCTGCAGTCTGCAGTAGGACACGTCCTTGTGTCTGATATTGACAATGCGCTTGTGGTCCTTGGAGAGGATGATGACTTCAACTGACCAGTTGAAGAACTTCATATCAGTCGCCTGCTGCATGAAGACCTCGTGAATCGAGTTGCGGAGGCAGAAATCCCTGATTTCATCGGTTGTCACGTCCTTTTTGGACTCTCTGTCCACGAAGCGGATGCCCTGGCCATAGCAGCACTTGACGTTGAAGGCCATAGCTCGCTGAGCCACCATGTTCTTGCGGAGGAGGTTCTGAAGGACGTATGGCATGTTGTCATCATCGCCATAGTTGATGTACTCAATCTCCCTGCCATTGACTTCTGTCATTGTATATCGAGCATCGCCAATTTCTCCGGATCCGAAGAAGCTGGTATCTGAACCATATTGCTGCGCGATTGTCGAATTGCTTGCCTTGGAGACTCCTTCGGCTACAATCGCATAACGGAGGAGATTGCCGCTTGCGCCAATCTCCTGAAGCTGATATTTATCTCTATCTTCACTCATAGAAATACTGGTTTGCCTAAAAAATTAAAAATAAAAATATCCGGAACAGTTCTGACCTCACCATTGGCAGGGTTGACGAGGCGGTGGAATCCGCCTCTCCAGCTGCCACCTCTGACCAGCCATCCTGTATAGTCAATAGTCTTCCCGTCCTGTGTCCACGCCTTCATGTTGACGGTTGCGCCATCATCCTTGGCCTTGTCGAGGAGCTTCAGCACCTCGTTGATGTGATATGCGGTTTTCTGCATCAGTTGAACGTCATGTCAAATGTGTTATCGAATATTCTGCCACCACGCTGAAGGTCCAGCACATTATGCTGGCGCTGGGCGTAGGTGTAGCTGAAGGTGAAGCGAGGCATGCTGTCATGGAGGTTGTCACGCTTAGACTTTGAGTCTGATAAGGTGACACGCTTGCCCAGAATAGAATTGCCATGGATGAAGTTCATCAGATAGACCTCATCGGAACGGAAGAGGTCATCAGCCCAGTTGGCCATGTCGGCACCGAGATAGCCTGTATCAGCATTGAATGTCCTCTGCTCCGTGATGCGATAGTTGAGCTTGTAGCCTGCGATGTATGCCGCATCTCTGGTGTACTGAGGGTCCACCTCATGCTTGCCAGTGCAATAGAGCAACTCCTGGCAGCCGAAGGAATTGGTGAAGAGCAGAATCGGAGCGCAGTCCGGCTGCTCCGGGTCGATGATGAACGTCATGGAGCGATTGCCTGCCTCTACTATGTAGTAGAGAAGGTCAAGGCCTTCGGCTGTGAAGCGTGCTGGAGATACGTCGAGAGTCGTGTAGATATCATTGCCTCCGACGGCCGTCGCGGTAAACACTTTCGTAGATGTTGTTCCGCTGTAGTGAGCGGTGATGGTTGCCTCTTCGGTACCCATGTAGTGCAGGTATTCGAGGCGACCGATGGCGGTAGTCTTGCGCCCCTCCAGGAGCGTGAGGAAATGGTTCTGAAGGAACTCGGTGCAGTTGACTCCCACGATGTCAACTGTCGAATAATAGACCGTGAGGTTCACGGTCTTGGTCTCCTCGTTGGTCTCTGTCTCGCCTACCACGCTCTGTTCCGTGATGGTGATGGTGGCGTTGACGCAGAGCTTCTGCCTAGCAAGTGGGTGGAAAATGTCTGCGAGATCAGCAACGAGGACCTCACCTCCTGCCGGATAGAGGAGTTCCTCGTACATGGTGGAATTACCCACCTTGATGGAGACAGCCAGTCGAGTTTTGGCTGTAAGAATGTCGATGTCGGGGATGCCTTCGAGGAAGACGCTGCCCGACGGAAGTGATTTGATGGTCATATTTGTTTTTTAGTGCAAAGATACATGGCAATTGCCATATATAAAAATACGGCTGACTACTCTCTCGAGCAATCAGCCGTCTAAAAGCTAGTGTTTTAAACTTTTCAAATCTTTCGTGCCGCAAAGGTACGAAAAAATCTCGAAAACAACAAAAATCGCTATTTAAATTATTATATCATTAAGTAATTGGCATTACTCTTTCCCAGATTGCCCACGCCACCGTGCCGTCTGGCAGAGTGGCGAGGACGTAGCCATGCTGCTGCATGTACTTATTAATCTTCTCAACCTGCACACCGCCCATGACGTCGAGTTCACTGGCGATATCCTGTGTTGTCTTGAACTGCTTCTTGTAGTTAAGTCCTGTCTCTCTGTCCTTCATCGGAAGGTTGGAACGGAACTTGAAGTAAGCTTCTAGGAGGCTGATAGCGAATCCTCCATTGTCGTCATATTCATTCATAATCTCTTAAGTTAAGGGTTTGTTACTAATTATTCCGGCTTATCAGCTCCACTCTGCAATCTCTCCTTTGCTCCATAGAAGAGCCAGGTGAAGTAGCTGATGCTGTCTATAATACTCTGATATCGCTGCTCCTGATGGAGGTAATGCTGCATGAGATCATCAAGCTCTTGAATCTGCTTATCAGCGAGCTTCTTGAACTTAGAATCTCTGCCATTTCGCACTTCTGCACCGCTATATGCCGCGATGGTTCTCTGCAAGCAGAGACACGAGAAGCGGATATTGACAGCTTCCGACAACCTCTTGGTTGCCTCAATGATGATACGCTTACGCTGGCTCTGCAGCTCATAGATATTCTTCTTTTTTCTCATATTATCTATTGCTGAAAGTTCTCCACATTGCCAGAGTCATGTTGATAGGCTTCGCCTCTCTGGCACCATATCGAAGCGCATAGTATTGCTTGGTGTACCATCTGATGACTGTCTGCTTGTGAGCAGGGTCATCACAGAATATCACTTTTGCAACCACATTGTTATCACGATAGAAATCTATCTGTACCTTCGCAGCATTAATTCTGCGACCAGTCTTAGCGTAGAACTCACAAGAGCGAACTTCCTTGGCTGTGAGCTTAGCAATCAACTGTCTGCTATATCTTTTTTTCTTCATCGCCCGTACCTCCTTTCTTTACATACTTTCTGGCTTCCTTTACGAAGTCTGCTTCAGCTTCAATTCTTTTTTCAAGAAGCTGAGTCATTTGTTCCACACAACCAAGCTTTACGCTAAAGGATTGTGTCTCTCTCATTACTGAATTCAATTTTTCAGCCGTAGCAGTTAAAGCTTTCATCTTTCTGGTGAACTCATCGATGAGACTCATCGGAACATTCTCGTTATATATGAGCTTTCTCGTTTCTTCATTCATCATGCTACCGCCCCTCCGAAAATGAAACCACCAATCATGACAATAGCCATCACGGCAGAGAAGCCCACCATGGTCAATGCCACCTCGCCATACGTTACCTTCTCCTCGCAAAGGAAGCTGAAGGTCTCGCTCTTGGTAGCCATGAGACGCTTAGCCTCACGCTTGATTGCACACTTGAGGGTATGGATGCCCTCGTTCACGTTGATGCCTGCAGGTCTCACCTGCGCATCACTTAATAAAATAGAATTCTGCATATTGCCATCTTATAAGCATTATAGACCGACCTTGATGTATAAATACAATGGTGGCGGTCACATTCACCGCTGCTTATAAGATGGTAGCTTTCCCAGCGAAGGGCAAGTATCTTACGGATCATGCAACCGCCATATAGTAAAGACCTTTTTCCCGCTGCCGGGAAAATGATACTTTATAGGCATAAAAAAAGCCCACGGCGTGAAGCCTAGGCGAAACAGTCGCCATCGCTGAGTAGATTACTACTATCTTATAAGCGTTGGCAAAAGTACGAAGAATAATTGGAACCGCCAAAAAAAAAGCGAGAAATTTTCATTCCTCGCTCATATTTCTTTTCAAAACATGTTTAATAACATATTATTGCTCTTCTTTGGTAATCAACCCTGCTCGAATCTCAGAATCATTCTTCACTCTCTTCACCAGAACATAGTGGAGAACAGCCCTGCCGGCACCCTCTGTAACATAATATGTCTTGTCAAGTATCCAACCTTTCTTAGCCATATAATTCACGGCTGCCATGACGGTATTGAACTTGATCTGTTTGCCATCCTCACCATATAAGCTCTCGAAGGAACCTCCACCATTGGAGACTGCTCCCATATCAAGCATGACCTTCACTTTGCCGACACCCCAGAAGTTATATGCCTTGAGGTCGCAATAAACCGGATACTTACCATCCTCAGACTGGATGGTGCTCTGCGCTTTAGCGCCAATAGCCATAAAAATGATGGCTAAAATTAGAATAATTTTCTTCATAACTGCAATTAATTGAATAAATTCCGGTGCAAAAGTAATAATATAATTTGAAAATGAGGAATGAAAAGGAATGAAAAGGAATAAAAACGGAAAGAAAACGGAAAGATGTCTCCGATATTCTCCATTTTTCTTCGAAAATGACCGCTAAACGACCGAAAACGACCGCTAAAATGGGTCATCCGGCAATAGGTCGAGGAATTCATTCCTCGGAAATTCCGTGATTTTCCGCGTAATTTCCGTGATTTTCCGTGCAAATTCCCCGAAATCTCAATAAAATTCCTTATATTTGCATCGTTTTTCATTTTTATATGCTGTAAAACATAAAAAAGGCCATCTATACATCACGCACCGATGGCGTAAAGAATCGTTTTGCTTAATAACTAAAAACCCTTAACCTAAAATTTAATCGACTATAATCTAACTGTTGAAAAAGAATATTGCGGGTGCATGGCATCGAAGCCAGAACCAGGATGAGTAAATGTGCGAACTCCTAGACTTCGAACCCTGTTCTGCACCCTGACCATCCGCTTCTCACGAAGGGAATAGTTTCATTAACAATCTTATATTCATGATAAATTCTAAGAAACCATGATAAGCCTCCGCTGAGGATATTTATTTGTTTTTTGCGTCGGCAAAATTACGAAAAATAATTGGAACGACAAGCGATTTTCCCAAAAAGTTGGGGAAAACCATCACATTTTTATAGGAAACTGCTCACCTTATTAATAAGGTGAGCAAATAAAGCCCCGGCACGGAATCGTGTCGGGGACGGTGTGTTAAATAAAGATAGCCTAAATAGCAAGGCTAAGCGAGCCAAATTTCTGAGCCATATCCTGCAAGGCACCTCTGAGAGTAACAAGTTCATCAGGAGTAAACTGCGATGCCTTTCCGTTGACTATGTTTCCGTTCATCTTATGTGCCAGCCAAGAGCGAGATTTGCCAAAGTAAGCCTTTGCGATGTAAGCCATGGAAACCATATCTGTTATCTCACCAAATTTCTCTGCCATGGTCAGTTCCTTGACCTTCTGCTCTGTGGTCTTAGCCATGTAGCCCACTGCCACGGCAAAAGCCTTAGGGTCTGACTCCTTGAGTGCATCCATCTGACGGCGAACCTCCGCCTTATCCTCTGCGGTCTTGGCAGCTCTGTTTTGTGCAGCCAAAGCCTTCACCTTATCAATCATCTCTGTATATTCCATAATCTTATATTTTTTAAGTTTAAAGGAATGAGTGCCCCCGAAGGGGCTTTCTCATTTCTTTTTGTTTTTAATTTTGTTTTGCAACTCTGCGATTTCTTTTTCTGCTACCCTCTTGAAGGTATCGGGGAACTCTTGCCAATACTCTAGGTAGAAAAGCAAATCGTCTTCATTTTCCTTGAGTTCCTTAGATTTTCGTCTTGCCATATACTATCTTTATTAACACGATGCAAAGGTACTAAACTTTTGTTGAATAACCAAATATTTTCGTGATTATTTTCAACATTTGTGTATTATTTAACATTTGGGTACGAAAAAGCCCCGGCACGGAATCGTGTCGGGGCTGATGGTTATATGGTCTTGCTCTTCTGTGCGAGGAGGTCAGACATGTCTTTCAATGCTCCTCTGAGCGTCTCCAGCTCTGAAGGAGTGAACTTCACCGGCTTGCCATTGACGTTGTAGCCATGGAGTCGCTGTGATATCCAGGAACGTGACTTGCCGAAGTAAGCCCTGGCGACATAGGACATAGAAAGCATGTCGGAGACTTCGCCAAGCTGCTGAGAAAGAGTTTTGCTGTACTGTGGCATTATTCGTCCTCCTCTTTTTGCTCTACCGGAACCTCCGGTTCCTTCGCCCAACTGCAAGAGGTGTCGGCTCGGAACTGCTCTACACTCTCGAACTCTGGATTGCAGGCTAATCTCTGACATGTGTTGATGATGCCTAGGGCATCCTCCTCAGACTCCAGGACGAAGCGGTTGCCCACTTCTGGGTACCAAAGAATCTCGGCAAATGTATCTCTGATGAGATTGAGCTGTTCATCGTTGAATGTTTCCTTATCTGGCATTGTACTGACTTAACCGTGATGTCGAGGGCTTAGATGTTATTAATTTCTTTTTCTGGTGCAAAGGTAATAAACATTTTGTTATTAACCAAATATTTCTGTACTTTTCAATAAACGTTTGTATATTTTTAACTTTAAGTTTTGAAAAAGGTCCTTTCCGCTCTAATCATCATTTTTAAATGATGTCAAAAACGGACCTAACCTCTAAAAAATCATCATTTTTAAATGATGTCAAAAAATGTCCCATCCTCTTTTACCCCGGAATGCAATGGAGGGGTCGCCCGAAAAATGGCGCGTTTCTTATGACAATTCCTACAGAATTGTCATAAGAAACGCGCCATTTTTCGGGCGGCAATCGGTTGGAAACCGATTGCGAAAATTGGTGTTTTGCACCAATTTTCCACGGTCATTTTTGTCAACTTCTTGAAAATCATAGATTTTTGAAAAGTTGCACAAAAAGGAGCGTGCTACCCCTGTAAGGGTAGCCCCCACCGCCCTACGCTCGGGCGCAATTGCCTTGGTTTTTTATAGCGGAATATGTAACAACTTTTTCGTGTGGCAATTGCCGAACGACCGAATGAATGACCGCAAACGACCGAATTACGACCGCACGAATGACCTTATCCCCCTTCCGTGTACTGGCGGTCATCAGCGAGTATGCTCATCAGATAAGGGCAACATGTTCCCATGTTGCCCTGGCTCCTCCTATAGCTTGCCCTTGTCGTGATAGCTGTAGAAGCTTCCGTCTGTGATGATAACGTGGTCCATGAAAAAGATACGCATTATATCACATGCCTTCTTCACCTGCATTGTCAGCTGGTCATCTGCTCTGCTCGGTGTGGCGTTGTTGCTCGGGTGATTGTGTGCTAGTGCCATGATGGTTGCACCATACTTCACTGCCGCCTGCATGATGATACGAATATCTACCGCTGTCTCCGTGATTCCTCCCTCGCTTATCTTCACATGCTTGATAAGTCGGAAGTTCTGATTCATCAGCAGCACATGTGCCTGCTCGACCTTTAGGTCTGCCATCTGCGGCATGAGATAGTTGTAGATGGCTAGACTGCTGCCGAGGTCTGGCTTCATCGGCATGCGCTCTATTGCTCTGCGCTTGCCTAGCTCGATGGCTGCGAGTACTGCTAGTGCCTTGCAGTCTCCGATACCCTGCACTACCTGCATTTCATCGATGGATAACTTTGCTAGGTTACTGAGACTTCCGTCTGCGATGTTCATGAGCTGCCTTGCTTGGCTTAGGCTCTCGGTTGTGCCTGCTCCTCGGTTGATAACCATGGATAACAGCTCGGTGTTACTGAGAGAATCGAAGCCAAAATTGGCTGCCTTGTACTCGGGTCTCTCGTCTGCTAGAATATTACTATACTTTTTCATTACGCTACATTATTAATATGGTTAGACTTATTTATTTTCACTCCTTGTGGGAAACATCTCTTTGAACGTGCTACGGCTTCATAGAAGCCGTCTGCCATCTCCTGCAAGACTCCTCGGTTGCTGATTGGGCAGTGATGGATGGTTCGACCTACGAAGATTTCACGCTCCACGTAAGCGCCTGCCGCTTCCAACTGCTTCTTGAAGCTCTCGATGGTCTGACCGCTAGTCAAAAGGTCATCGAAGAGAATCACGTTCTTACCCTTGAAGAAGTCTGCATTGATGCTGACGTGATAGAGAGACTCGTTCACAAAGTGGCTTCCTCCGTTGTGGGTAGGCTTGCGCTCGCCATAGATGCTCACTTGCTCGTTTGCGGTTGCGATGCCTGCCGCATTCAAGATGGCTGCGAGATAGCCGAATCGCTTGCTGTACTTCCATTGTGCACTTGTAGGTGCGAAGACCACCACAAAGTCCTTTAATATGGTGCTATAATGTCTTGTCAGATAGCTGATTAACAACTCAGCGCAGAAGCGTGTTGCGGCTGGCTTGCCTGCCTTGAAATCGTAGATGAGCTGATTGTTTGCTCTCTGCTGCTCCTTGTCTACACAAAGATTGATGTAGGCGTTGGGAACGTACTCGATGAAATAATTCTGTTTCATATTTTGAAAGATTTGAATGTTTAAAACTCTATTCTGGTAATGCGAGGGAGTCCAGAGATTTTTCCAACTCCCTGCTTTGGAGTATTTTTTTTTAACTCATTCCGTATAAAGCTCGGTTTGCCCTTTCGATTTTTCCTGTGCTTAAAAATGCACCGGGAGAGGCAAACAGGTGTGGGGTTCTGTGGACACAAAAGGTAAAGATTTAGCATCGCGTTAAGAATCTTTGGCTTTTGTTTGCGCAGGTTCATACACAGGTTTGAATCCCCGGATGCTACCTTTGCACAGGAAATTTCGGATGGGAAAACTGACGAGCTGCGGAGAATGAGTTAAAAAAAAGTACGGAAAAGCATCAAACAACCATCGCCCAAAAAGGCGATACCGCTTCTGCAGCAAGAATGCAAAACAAAAAAGGCTGCTACTCTCACGAGCAACAGCCTAAAGAAATAAAACGGAAAAAAAATAAATAAACTTTTAAAACCTATAATAATGGAAACAAAACTATCTAGAAAAATGGCAGCCCATGCCACCGGTATAGAGTACAGCCTGCGGGAACTTCTCTGCGCCAATACAGACCGTGTCGAAGGCATCGGAGAAGTCGGTGCGGTTCTCCAGCCTATCCTCATCTGTCTCCACAAGCTTCTCACCTCGCTTATCCTTGCCGTTGTTGTAGCAGCCAGCAGACTCAATAGAGATGATGAGGTCATCGTTGTTGTCCTCGTTGATGAGGATCATGTGGTTGGCCTTGCCTTTGAACATGCGATTGATGAGCTCTTGCTTCATGAGGTGGTTCCACGGCTTGCCGATATAGACCTCAGTGACCAACCATCCATTTTTACGGAGAATGCGAGAAATGATCTGATAGAAGTCCTCGGTATGAGTAGCATAGGAGTTTCCCACGAAGGTTGCATCATAGTAGAATATGACTCGCTTGCTCTTGAGATACTTGTAGTAGTCGCAGAAGTCCTGAGTGAGTTCCGGAAGCTTGCGCTCATACTTCACGTAGAAGGATTTGAGGATGCGAAGCTTCTGGTCTGAACCCACCTGACCGGTCACGAGACAGTTGATGTTGGCATTGGCATCGCAGCCTATTATTAGCGGTAAACCGTCCTCTATATCGCCATCGGTTCGGCAATCGACCTTGTCTTTTCGCTTGTCGAACTTATACTGCAGGTTGTCCAGGAATGACGTGTTCGGTGCAGTATAGAAGTTTCTGTCCTCATCGAGACCAGAATAGAATCCGTCTTGTGCGATGCCAACATGCATGCACATGATGCTAGTCTGGAACGTCATCTTAGGGAGGTCTCGCTTCATCTGCTTGATGAAGTCCTCACCCAACACTGCGAGGTTCTGAATACTGGAGCATCGAGAATAGACAAGCGCATAGGAGCGCAGAGACTTAAGAATCTTCTCATACTTCTGCACTTCCTTCATGTAGTAGTCATATCGCTCAGGGTGAGCAGCCAGCTTGTTGCGGATGCTATGAAGATGCACTATGACTGTCTCCATGGTAGCTACCAACTCCTTGTCCTGCTTTTTCTCCCAGCTCATGAACCAGGAACCTTTTTTGGTTGCAGAGGTATCTGAAGTAATTGTCAGACCATGGTGGAGGCAGCAATCACCGAATAACTGCTTGTTGCCTCGGTTTGCCGGCAGCGTCTCATTGTTGAGCTGCTCCCAATCAATAAATTTCGCCTCGTCGATGAAGACATGGTCGAGAGAGAGGGAGTTGGAAGTACCGCTGCGGTCCTGAGAGATGATGTTGAGGTAGCTTCCATTGTAGAAGGCTACGGTATTTTCCCAGTTCATCGGTTGGAAATGCGGATCCTGCCAGTGCAGCGCCTTCCAAGGCTTCTTCCCTACGATGTAGTGGACGTCACGCTTGTATCCCCACTCCTCCAAGTGTACCAGAGCAGAGGGGAGGATGTTGGTCTGACATCGCTTGACGGATGGCGCCACCATGCCAAGGCATGAGCCTGGCATGTGCTGGACCGCATAGAGGATGCGCCCTGCCTCCACTACACCTTTTCCGGTTCCTCGACCCCATTCACAGACCAGCGTCTTGGGCATGAGCTGTAGGACGCGCGATTGCATATCGTTGAAGAATAACTCCTTAGGTCTTGCTGCTGTCATCATCTGGCGGAAGTTCTTCGAAGTCGGCATCCTCGATGTCCGGCATCGAGTAGCGTTTCTCCATTTTCTTGATTTTTGCGCGAAGATTTGGTATCTTTTGCAAACCAATGACCGTAGGATCATCTGTCATGCGGAACTCAACAGGAACAATCTTGTCGAATGCAAGCTCAGGCTCATCAGGCGTGTCGGTGCGGTTGTTCTTGATGCGGTTCTTCTGCATCACTGCCAGTGCGCGGAAGTCGCCAGCTGCCTTGGCAGCCTTGCGGTCCTCGTCAATCTCCTGGTTGACCTTCCACCTCCAAAACTTCTTAGATGCCGCATTGAGGTTGCCGAGCATGAGCTGGCAGAGATGGATATCATCGTATGCTTGAGCATCTGAGATGCCGAACATCGCCTTATCCTGGTCCACCATTTCCCGGACAGAATAGCGGGGATAGCGGAGCCAAAAGGCGTAGCATCCCCGAAGTCGCTCCACTCTCGCCTTGACGATAGCAGAGAGGTGGAGGTCTTGAAGTTCATCCTCATTGAGAGGCATGTACTTCATGTAATCGTCAACATTAATCGGTAAGCTCATAGCTAACTGAGGTTGGCAACAATCTGAGATAGCTGAGACATGACTGACTGATAAGCACCAGGCGAGCCGACATTGGCGAGTGCAATATTGTTGGTACGCAACTCATTAGCGGTTTCCGCTAAACCTCTGAGATAGCGCCTGCGATAAGGAGAGCGCGGCTCCTGAAGCTCCATCTGCAGTGCCATGGACTCCTCCGGATCTAAATCCATGAGGATGGGAACCTGCTCCACCGGAGTCATAGTTTTGGCAAGGTCATAGACCGCCTGCAGATAGGTCTCACTCTCCTCCAGATAAGGATATTGTTGTCGAATCATCTATCAGATTATTGAGCATTGATTGGATATCGTGATAGACACCTCTGTCGCAAGAGATGAACGTGCATTCCGCTCGATCACCATAGGTCTGGTTCTGAGATGTAATCACGGAGACTAACCACTGAGCGTTAGCGACAAGCATCACCTTGGAGTGATTGAGCGTCAGGCGAACCTCATCAAAAGCCTCTGTCATTAAGGCTTTTAGCTTTAAAGTTTTACTTGAAGCTTTAACGTCAGCGACTAACACTGAGTGGTGAATCAACCCTCGCTTGCGAAGATTGACAACACCACATAGGAAGGCATCGGAAGTAGAGAAGGTGGTGACGGTTATGTCTGCCGGACCTGTCTGCTCCAGAATCCAACCCAACAAGCCAAGGGCGTGCAGCCCTTGACCTAGGAAGACCTGCGAGCTACTCTCCTGGAGCGGCTTCAGGACTTGCTGTATCTGCTTCGCCCTCATCTGTCACCTCCTCTTCTGCGCTCTCCGGCTGCTCTGGCTTCTCAGCCTGCTCCTTGTTCTCTGCCTGCTGCTCAATGGTGATGCCAGCCTGCTGAAGCTTCGCGATGGTATCAGCGGTAATTTCTGCCTTGGCAGTGATGAGGAGCTGCACACGCTCATTGACCTTTGCTCGCAAGGCATCAGCCTTGTCGGTGTTGCCTGCCTCCATCAATCCGATGAGCGGGTCAAGGTTCTTGGTGATGTAGGAGCGAGCATTGCCAATCTGCTTGGAGGTGATGGCAGCATCAGACTGCTTCTCTTCCTGCTGTGCCTCGGCATCAGCCTGGCTGGCATGGTCATACACTTCCATGCCCTGCTTGTAGGCATAGTACTCCTCCTTAAGAGTGACAAGCATCTTGCGGAAGTCTTCGTTGGCAGCGTTGAGACTCTCGTAGCGATCGCAAGCCTGATCAAAAGCCTTGCAAGCTTCAAAGTGCTCTTTGATTTTCTTCCAAAGGGCTGCGTTGGCATCCCAGATCTGCTGAATATTCTCAGGGAGCTGGTCGTGATCAGCTCGCTTGCCTCGTGCAATGATGGCTGAAGGACCGATGGAATCGGTGATTTCTGCCTCAGTCACCGGAAGGTGAGGAATATCTGCTGCCGCTTCGATGTCCGCCTGCTCTGCCTTGTCAACTGCTGCCTGCAGAACTGGAGTGACAACTTCATCGAACTTGCGAACTTCGTCAAGTGATAAGCCCTTCATGCGATATTTGAGGTGTTTGTTCAACTCATACTGCAGCTTCTTCAGATTATGTTGCGGACGCATCATAATCTGCTGATAGAGGTGTCTGTTGTTTGTAATCTGAAGGAGGAGCATTGCGCCCTCACGGATATTGTCGTCAGTGTGTTCGCTGTCGAACCACGCCTTGACCTTGTTGGTGAATGTTATATCGTTCATTTTGTTTTGTAAAAAAAAAGCAGGGCGAGCTACTACTAGCTTCGCCCTGCCAAATTCAATGAGATATGAAAAAAGGAATTAGAGTATCCTATATCTAGCGACTCTCACCTGCTGCTACTGCTGTCTTCAGCTTGCAAGTCTCACCGCTGAAGGTACCCTCTTCTGTGACGATGTCACCATAATAGAACGGTGGCATGGTGTCGCAGGCAACAGAGATCTCCAATGTGGTGTTTGCCTCGTCGGTGACGGAGGCACCGGTTGTAGCTGAAGGAGTGACAGACACATGGAAGGCATCGTCACCGAACTGACGGACCTTGCCGTTGCGCTGAGGAACGAGGAAGATGCAGTCATCGTTGAGGAGGATGGATGCAAGAGCCTGCTGCTCCTCTTCGGTACCAGGGAGTACCAGAGTCGCCTTGTTGTTCATGGTCTTGCTGCCTTCCTCGCCCTGAGCTTCCGGAGCGATGCTGCTCTTGTCAGGAAGGAACTCGACCTTAATCCACTTCTTATCAGCAGCTAAGGTGTGTGAATCCTTGATGACAAGATAGTCTTTGAGCGCAGCTGCGCTCTCCTTCTGTGGCTCAGCCATTGCGGTGATGAATGCGCGACGAATCAGCCAGCCGTAGGCGCGAGTACCTGGCAGTCGCTTGACACCAGGGCAGCGCAGAACGTCCTCATAGAGGTTCGCTGCCTCTGCACATGTTTTCTTTGCCATATATATATAATGTATATGTTATTGAATCAGACGCTACCCCTATGCAGTAGGGATAACGTCATAACCTGCCAGCATTCTCTCCTTGGAGATAGACTCGTACTGGCAACCGAAGAACATGGTAGCGACGAAGTCGAGGAGGAAGTGAGAACGGAGACTCTTTTCAATCTCGAAGTTACACTTCTCGCCTTCGGTAGCGATACCGACAAGCATATTATTCTTTGGTGTGATGAGCTTGAAGCCATCCGGAACGCAAGAGAGACCCACGATTTCGCACTTCTGGTCGCCATCGATGTAGGTCTTGTTGAACTCCTTGTTGTAGTTGAGGTGACCGTAGGTGTTGCGGTATGCACGCTCATAGAGCGTCTTGCTCTTCTTATTGCAGAAGAGGATGGTCTTCTCACCTCTCAGCTTCTCGTCAGCGGCATCGATGAACTCCTCAATGACATCAACCGCATTCTCAGCGGTCATGGCTGTAGTCTTGAAGAGGTTGCCCTTGCTTGTTGCAAGGTTGCCGGCCAGAACCTCCGCATCAGCGATGGTTTTGAAGCCGTTGTACAGCTGAGCGGTTTTAGAACCTGCATCGTCGCGCTTTGCGGTGAAGATGCTGTTGCGGAATGCTTCGCCCAGCAACTTGAAGAGGTACATAGCCACCAACTTGGTGATAGGTGTGTTTTTGAGAGCATCGCCCTGCACTGCAGCAGAGCCGTAGATGCTCTGAACAACTGAAACAGGGTTGAACTCCTTGACGCCAGAACCTAAGAAGGTCTCCAGCTTGCGGCCAACAATCTTCACCTGCTCGTCATCGATGCGAGTGTAAGAGAATGGACCAATTTCGAATGCACCTGCAAGTTCGCCTACCTCTTCAACGTAGCGAACACCCTTGCGCAGCTGCATGTACTTCGTAACTTCTTCAAGCGCCAAGATTGGCATTTGAAGAATATCCTTGCGATAAGTGATGAAGCTCTTGGAGAGCTCCTCGGGTGTGATTTCAATTTTTTTAGGCTCTGCCATTATTAGATATCACATAATGCGTTGTAGCAGTCGCGAGGAGAAGCCTGAGGTGCGCTTGTAGGCTCATCCACGGTCTCTGCACCTGGTGCGCCCTTCAAGTCCTCGATCTCCTTAGTCTTGTTTTCGATAGTCTTGTCTTTCTCGGCTATCTGAGCTTCGAGGTCCTTGACCTTCTGCTCAGCTGTGTCGAGAGCAGTTGACTTCTCCTCGAAGTCCTTCTGCTTCTGAACAAGGCTATCCTCGATTTTCTGCATTTCTGCATCGGTGAGAGTAATCTTCTCATCGGTCACTTCAAAATCATCCTTGCGGTCAAGGATGGTCTGAAGGTTGAGGAATTTCTTCTTCATGTTTGAAATTGTATTGTTATTCTTGAACATATCCTTAAGAGAGGCGAAAGCCTTCTCCAGGAATGTTTTTGACGGCTCGTCGTTAGCGGTCACTCCCTTAAGTGGAGGAAGACCGAGGTCTGAGCAGTAGGCGTTAGTGAATCTCTTTGCGAGATTAGTCTGACGCTTCTCGTCTTCCTCGTCCAGGTCCCTGACCTCATCAACCAACCCCATCTCCAATGCCTGCTGTGGACTCAGCCAATTGCCCTTGTCCATCTGTGCCAGGAATTCATCGCTTGTCTTGCCCGATTTTTGGGCATAGACGGAGGCAATGACCTTGTCGATGGTGTCGAGACCATCACGCTGCTTCTGCCAATCCTTGATGATTTCATCGAGTTTTGCCTTGTTGGCTGACTCCCAGACTGCGACACCTGTCGAAGCATTATGAATGAGCATGGTACTGCCGACGGACATATCAACATGCTTGGCTCCCATACAGAGAACTGTAGCGATGGAAGCAGTCATGCCGAGGATATGGACGTTGACATGACCATGGTCCTTGATGAGCTGATAGATGGTCAATCCCTCATCGACGTAGCCACCAGGCGAGGAGACAGCGATATCAACCTCCTCGTCTGGGTGAGCGTCAAGGTAAGCCTTGACATCCTTGGAGCGAGTACCGTAGTTGCCAGTCCACCAATCGTAGCCGGCTCCAATGGTACCGCAAATCATCATACCATATTTCATGAGCTTTGTTTTTTGTGCAAAGATAATCGGCAATTGCCGATTTTAAAAACACGGAAACTATGCTATTTTCGGTGCTTTTCGCTTCGCAACCCATGAAATCGTCACCTCTATCAGCGTTGATGAGGAGTAAGAATCTGGATGGACATCACTCTCTGTGATGACAGGATATGGTCTCTCTCCTGTACCGATGAGATATTTTCGGCTCTCAAGGTCTGTCACGAGGTATGCGTATGGAATCTTGCTAACCATGTCCTCTTCACAAGTTTTGATAGTCAGCTTATGCGTGTAAATGCGCTCGCCATCCTCCAACTTGTCTGTTATTTCCAGCTTCGCTGGCTTCTGACACTTGACTTCCTTCCAAGGTATGCTATCAGGAAGCTCAAAGGTTCTGTTATGAAGAAGTGTCGTGAACGGAAGTTCCGTAATAGGAACTCGCTGCACCTTGCAGATATAACTAAGTCTCTTCATATATATATAATGTATAAAAGTGAATATTGTGCGCATCTGTTCGCATGCGTTCGCAGGTGTGCGTGTCTGAACATATTAGGGTAGATGGTAGATGAGAATTTTTGCCTAAAAATCCTCTTTTTTACATCTTTTATGACTAAATAGATTTATGCCATGCTTCTGGTAACTTTTTAGCATGCGGTACCACTTCATGCGGACGGTCTCTGCATACTCTACATCAATGCCATGCATGCAGCACCATGAGCGGAATGCAGTCATCTTCTTGCATGAGGTATCTGACAGGTCTCCAAGCTCCTTCCACAAATTCATGCGGAAGAGATCACTGATGCTCTCAGCGAGTGCCTGCTTTGCAGACTCAGACATATAATTGTATGTTTCCGGGTTCTTATATTTAGAAGCCGGAATGCAAATGCCTATCATTTCCTCTGTCGGCTGCTCTGGATTGATGTTGCCAGGTCTCTTGGAAGTGAATCTGCGGAGTACCGCATTCTCGTTGCTGTTGGCCGGGAACTCTACAGGGTCACCGAAGGAATTTTGAAGCCATTGGCGCAGATATGGCTCCACTTTGATGTAAACTAAGAATTTGCTCATATTTTTTATTTTAAAAACTATGCAAAGTTACAAAAAAGAAATGAAACTCTCCCAAAAACTTGGGAGGAAATATCCGAAATGAGAGGAAAAAAAACATTTTTTTTCGAGCGACCCATTTTTGCCATATTCATTTGTGGCAATTGTGGCAAAAATGATAAGTGCTTGATTATTAATATTATAGTCTTTTTCTTATTGACACATATATAAATAATCCTTGCCACATTGCCACAACCATTGCCACACTTTTGCTTTCGTTGCCACAAATTGCCACAAAATTACCACACGGCATTTGTTATGTAACTATCTGATAATCAGCGTTGCCACAAATGCCACAAATGCCACAAGCAAAATAGATTCGTGCGTATCTGAAGCAATAGCGCACACACATATATACACCTATTGTAAAAAAAAGCCCCTGGAAGACTATCGTCTCCCAAGGGCTAAACGGATATGATCAATCTAAAAACAAAATATCTATAGAGGCAATGGACCATAGCCTGCTTCTTCCAGTTCCTTGTCGGTCATGACTGCAGGGTCTTTGGTCTCACCTTCTGTCTCGGTGTCGAGGTCAATGCCATATCTGTTAGAGACCATGTTGTAGTCGAAGCAGAGCGGCCTATCCTTATAATATATCTTCTGCCGGCCAGTGACATTGCCATGGGCATCCACCTTCTCTGAGGTCTCCGGAATGCCACCAGGGTTGAACTTGATAAAGCGCTCAGGGTTCTTGGTTGACCCGTAGAAGTCTGCACCTATCTGCAGGTAGTGAAGGAGTGATTCCTTCGGCAGAAGGTTCTCGTCCATTTGTCTGCCTAGCTTTCGATAGACTGCCATGGTGATATCCTTGCGAATCATGAGGATGCTCTTCGGCATCGCCCAGTTGTCAATCTTGACCTTATTGGTGGTCAATGCGCCCACTACCTTAATCTTGAAGTCCTGGTCCTTCTTCAGTTCACCCATCTGCACTGCAGCATTGATGATATTCCAGAAGCCAGCGACTTCGTCGGTGGTGTTACACATTGCATTCTGATTTTTTATTCC